ATCAAAATCAAAATTTTCTAGCTTTGTTGAACCGGATTATGCCGGTTATGATATTATTTTACCTAGTATAGACAAAATAAACATAAGAACTATAGCTGAAGCTAAAAGAAACAAAGCCAAGCGCCTTGGACAAGAAGAATACGAAAGACGAAAGCTAGCAGGCGAGAAGGTCAAGCAGGCAGAGTGCGAAGTAGACTATAAAACAATTACAAAAGAAGAATTAATTTTTCGAATTATGACATTCGAACACATTCCAGAAGAACCTGGCCGAAAGAAAAATCCCAAAACTGTAGCAGACACTAAAGTAAAACTAAATTTTCCTCCTTTTCAGCATTACAAGTTCAACGACGACGGAGAATTAATCTGCGTAGGTAAGAGTCATTGGCAAGGTGGCATGGAAAACGGTCATTTTTCAAAAGATCATGCACGGGCAACAGATAAACTTGCTATGATGTGGATGAAACTAGTAGATCGCTATGCTACTCGGGGGAATGTTCGCGGATATACCTACAACGACGAAATGAAGGGACAGGCTATACTACAATTAGCACAAATTGGACTGCAATTTGACGAATCAAAGTCAAACAACCCGTTTGCTTACTACACAGCCGCAGTTACAAACAGTTTTGTTCGTGTAATCAATCTAGAAAAACGCAATCAAAACATTCGCGACGACATTCTAGAAATGAATGACCTAAATCCTAGTCATACTAGACAACATGCAGGAGAATGGGAAGCAGCCGTGAAGAGGGAAGCCGAAAAGAATGGCAAATAACCTCTTGACTTTGTTAGACTTTTATGGTATACTAGTAAAAATATGATAAATTTGGAGTGAATTAACTTGTTTAAAAAAGCCGCGGTGTTTACAGACATCCATTTTGGCCTTAAAGGCAACAGTCGAGTACACAACGACGACTGCGAAGAGTTTATTGATTGGTATATTGAGCAGGCAAAAGAGCACGGCTGTGAAACAGGTATTTTCTGCGGAGATTGGCATCACAATCGTAGTTCTCTTAACCTTACTACTATGGATGCAACCATTCGTAGCTTGGAAAAGCTAGGTGCTGCATTTGACAAGTTTTACATGTTTGTAGGCAACCATGATCTGTATTACAAAGACAAACGAGACGTTAGTTCTACTATTTTCGGCAAACATATCGAAGGTATTACTTTAATAGACGAAATATACGAAGAAGAAGATGTGTGTTTAGTGCCCTGGCTTGTAGGCGACGAGTGGAAAAAGATGGAGAAGATCAAAGCCAAATATATATTTGGTCACTTTGAACTTCCTAGCTTTTATATGAACGCAATGGTACAGATGCCTGATCATGGTGACCTTCGACCAAGTCACTTTGCTAATCAGGAGTATGTGTTTTCAGGACATTTCCACAAAAGACAGGTACAAGGCAAAATTCATTACATTGGTAACGCATTTCCTCACAATTATGCCGACGCATGGGATGACGAACGCGGTATGATGATACTTGATCGAGAAAATAACAAAGAACCAGAATACATCAACTGGTGGAATTGTCCTAAGTATCGCACAATTAAACTTAGTCAGCTGCTAGATCCTGATTCAGACATCATTAAACCTAAAATGTATCTGCGTGTTACGATTGATTTGCCGGTTAGTTACGAAGAAGCACAGTATGTAAAAGAAACATACATCTCACAGCATAATTGTAGAGAACTTACTCTTATACCACAGAAACAAATTGAAGAAATTACTTCAGATATAGATATATCATCGTTTGAAAGCGTTGATCAAATTGTATCTAAAGAAATCACTGCTATCGATAGTGAAAACTTTAACAAGAAACTACTATTGGACATATACAGCGAGCTATAAATGATTAAAATTAAAGATTTAACCTGTAAAAATTTCATGAGCGTAGGCAATCAGACCCAAGCAATTGATTTTAGCAGGGAAAAACTAACACTTGTACTAGGCGAGAACCTTGATCAAGGCGGCGATGACAGTGGAAGTCGCAACGGTACGGGCAAAACTACAATTATTAATGCTCTTAGCTATGCACTGTACGGTACAGCACTAACAAACATCAAACGCAATAACCTTATTAACAAAACTAACAGCAAAGGCATGTTAGTCACACTGCATTTTGAAAAGGACGGAATAGATTATAGAATTGAGCGCGGTCGTTCGCCTAATGTACTGAAATTTTTCGTTAACGAGCAGGAACAAGAGCTGTTAGACGAAAGTCAGGGGGATAGTCGTAAGACTCAAGAGTCTATTAACGACCTATTAGGTATGAGTCACGACATGTTTAAGCACGTTGTTGCATTGAACACTTACTCGGAACCCTTTTTAAGCATGAGAACTAATGATCAACGTGCTATCATCGAGCAATTGCTAGGTATTACTATACTATCCGAGAAGGCTGAGACTCTTAAAGAACAAATACGCAACACCAAAGACCTTATCAACGAAGAAACACTAAAGATCAATGCTATTCAAACTGCAAATGAAAAGATTGGCATTACTATTGACAATCTTAGAAAGAATCAGCGAGCATGGCAGGCTAAAAAGAAGCTAGACTGCGAAAAATTAGAAACAGGTATTGAAGAATTAGAGCGATTAGATATCGAATCTGAATTAGAATCTCATGAAAAACTAGCAAACTGGACTGAGATGAACAATTCTATTTTGGCTCTTAATAAAGAAAAAAGCACACTAGAAAGTGCATTACTACGTGCCACTAAGAGTGTCGAAAAGGCAGAAAAAGACATGTCAAATCTTGACGATGCTACCTGCTACACATGTGGTCAAGCACTGCACGACGATAAAAAAGAAGAAATTCAGTTTAGAAAAACCAAAGAACTAAACGATGCTATGGCTTATCAGACAGAAGTTGCTGACAAACTAGAAACTGTACTCAAAGGTCTTGCAGATATCGGAGATATCAACGGACGTCCTAATACTTTTTATGAAAATGCCAAAGAAGCATATGAACATAGAAACAATGTAGACAACCTGAAGCAGGCATTGGAAAGTAAATGGCAAGAAAACGATCCTTATCAAGATCAAATTGATGATTTAGAAACTGAAGCCATTCAAGAAATAAATTGGGAACCTGTTAACGAACTAACAAACGTAAAAGAGCATCAAGAGTTTCTATTAAAACTGCTTACAAACAAAGACAGCTTCATTCGCAAGAAGATCATTGATCAAAATCTTGCATATCTAAACAATAGACTAAGCTATTACTTAGATAAGCTAGGATTACCACATCAAGTTGTGTTCCAAAACGATCTTAATGTTGAAATTACACAGCTGGGACAGGATCTAGACTTTGATAACTTGAGCAGAGGTGAGCGCAACAGACTGATACTTGGTCTAAGTTTTGCGTTCCGTGATGTTTGGGAAAGTCTCTATCAAAATATCAACCTGCTGTTCATCGACGAGTTGATTGATAGCGGTATGGACACAGCAGGCGTTGAAAATTCGCTAGGTGTGCTTAAGAAGATCGGACGCGAGCGTGAGAAAAATATTTTCTTGATCTCACACAAGGATGAATTGATAGGCAGAGTAAATCATATTCTCAAAGTTGTTAAAGAAAACGGATTTACTTCGTACGAAAACGATTTAGACATAGTGGAATGATCGAAGACGACACACACGACAAGCTGGTCAAGGCATATATGGACTATTTCAAAGCCAGCGAAAAGTTTGAGGCACGAAATAGTGTGCGGACTCACAGAGAAGTGAGGCGTTGTCTTAGAGAAATTAGAATTCTTGCTAAGGAACGCATGAACGAGATACACGAGAAACATACTACAACTAGAGTAACCAGAAAAGGCAAAGACAACACATAGGCATCGGTAAGTAAGTTCATGCAATGGACTTATAAAGGCAAACCAATTGATCTAATACCAGAAGAATACGAAGGGTTTGTATATCTTATAACCAATCTTACCACTGGGCAAAAGTACATAGGCAAGAAACTAGCACGGTTTAAAACAACAAAGCCGCCGCTTAAAGGCAAGAAAAATAAACGCAGAGGCACTAAAGAATCTGACTGGCGTGACTATTGGGGATCATCAGACAGGTTGAATGCAGATGTACAGGCACTAGGTCCAGAAAATTTCACAAGAGAAATACTTTATCTATGCAAAGGTAGAGGTGAGATGTCCTACATAGAGGCAAGAGAACAATTTGATAGGCGTGTACTTGAAACAGACGAATACTATAACGGAATTATTAACGTTCGTGTAGGCGGATCAGAAAAACTTAGACAAGCATTGTTAGAACATGACATCAAGAAAAAAGTATCTAAAAAAACTTGAAAAGCTTGAACGCGGAAGGCAGAAGCGCATTGAACGCAGTCATGCCAAAGGCGATGATGTTAGATCTAAAAGTGTAAACTATAAAGGCAACAGTACAGGCCTAGAGCTTACTACATCGCAAATTGAATCTTGGACTACTAAGAAAACTGGCATAACTCCATCACAAGGCAGCAAAGAAGATCGCAAAGCAGGTAGGACTAAAAGTCGTTACCTCAAAGGCAGACTCTAAGGCAAAGCAATCCAACACATAAGGTTAGCGGGCCAGTTTATAATACCGCCGAGGAAAAGGTCCCCTGAGAAGGACACTCGTACACGTTGATCGACCACCACTGTGAGGAAGCCATCAAACAAATTGGGCCCACCGGTTGACGTAGATAGATTGTTGGCTGTCGAAAAACTGCACATTACACATAAAAACTCTTAGCACTAGGAACGAGGCGGGAGGTAGCGTAATACGCAATCGATTGCACATTATTACTGTTTTTTACAGATAATGTGCAAATGAATGCGCATTATGCGATGTCGACGTAGGTTGGGAAAGGTCAG